AGCCACAAACACTCCGTTGGAGTTAAATTGTCCAAGGTCGCGATAGTCAAACTCTGCTGCGAGCCATCGGGTGAGGTGTAGACCAACTCCCACTTTCCACGCGTTTGATTGTTCATTTTTCACCGTTTCGAAACCGTTTTGTTGCCAGAGATTGTCTTTATTAACTGAGTGTAAAGTAGCTTTACCAAACCCTGCGGTCAGGTAAGTCTGTGCCCTAGAGTCCACAGAATAAGCCACGAGTGAAACCAGTACGAGGGCCCAGAAGACTAATTTATCTTTCATAGCGGTTGCTCCGGTTAATCGCTTCAGCCTGACCGTGGCGGGGATCGTCCAGTTCTTCATCAATCCTCGCCCACGTAT